GCGGTGAGGGCTTCAATAGGAGTGAGCGAGTCGGAGGTCCATTTGAGGGTACGATAGTCGTTGGTTGCAGGGATGGGAAGGTAGAGGACGTTGAGTTCGTTGGTGAGATCGATCCGCGTCTTGCTAGAGAGGAATGTGACTTCCTCAATTGGCTGGAGATCCGGGTAATGCCCGACACGCTTGTCGGGAGCTGTGTACTTTATGCCTAGCGAGGCAAAGACTTCACGCAATATGTTGAAGTTGTACCAGTGTTGGATGTTCGGATGAGGGGTGGCGATGTGGTCGTCACCCAAGCCAAAGGCGCAGACTAATCTGTGATAGTGAGCGGGGTCGAAGTGGGAGGGTGAGCTGGTTCGGGCAAGGTACAAAAAGGCACCTTTGAGGTAGTAATCGAGTATGAAGTTGTTCATGTGGACCGTGAGGGGGTTTCCTGTGGTTCCACCGAAATCCTTCCGTACGAAATATGGACCAATCTTCAATAACGCGTCTTTACAGGCGCGGAGAAGGTAGGCTCGTAATCGGGGGGATCCTAGATCGCCATAATAGGCGTCTAGCTGGGCGGTGAAACACTTAAGGATGTGCTCCTTGAGGTACGCATCGAAAAACTTAAAATCACCTCCGAAGCCTAGCTTGTTGAGGAGCTTGAGCTTGGAGATCATTTTATGCCAATCAGGAGAATAGACATTCATACCGACTACGGAAAGGTAACCATTGTAGAAGGTGTCGGCCTCGCACCAGGCGCCAAACTGCTCTCGCATGACAATTGTCATTTGAAGAGAGGCGGCGGTGATGGTGCGGGGCTTGAGGTACTTAGGAAGAGTGCCATCTTCTGGTATCTCGCCTGAACGGAGTTCGGATTTAAGAAATACTGAAAAAGGTAGGTCCACGAGGGGCCCACCATCAGCAACATCGTAAATTTCCTGGATGCATTCGTCTAGTTGAGGAGTGGGGTGACGTTTGCCATCGGAGCCACGAGGGAGGAAATACTCGCGGCCCTTCTGCCCAGGAGGGAGGAACTCCTTGAGGGGATGTCCTGGGGTCTTACTCATAGACAGGGGCTGAAAATGTTTGTT